CATGTACATGTGGGGTAATTGCGTTCTTACCCATCACCAAAACATCTGCACATATAGAAGAATATTTTGTTCCAGGTGCGAACATGATACCTGCCTTCATTAATTCTCCACAATTCTTAAGACGAGCTATCTCAAAGTCTAATCTTTTATTAGCAACTAATTGAGCATTCAATTCAATCTGTGTTGTTGCTGCCTTCTTACAAAGGTCTTGTAAATTCTTATCTGTAGGTGTACTCCATGTCATAGAGAACCCTAGACCTAGACTATAGTTATCCTTCTGTCCTGTTCTAGTTCTCTTATGGAAGAGGATGTCACCAGGATTATCAATCAAACCGTCCTCGTTGATATCACTGATATCATACACAGGGTCATCATAGAAAGGTTCATATGGTTTAGAAGCAGATGCACTTCCTGTTACATATGGTGTGAAATTGCGAGTGGGACCTTGACATTGGATACCTCCACCATAGGTATTTGTAATGTATGGTCCCTGCAAAACCTGAATGGCTTGATTGGTAACTGAGCCAGAGCTATTCGCAACGGGGGATGCTGTTGCTGATACACCACCAACAGTTTCAGCATAAGCAGGATTGGCAAATAATAATGTTATTGGGAGAAGATACTTGTAGTATCGGTTACGCTTGTTACGTCGGTTTCTCTCTGTATCACCGTATGATTTTGAAGCCCTGGTCCAGAATAAGTTTCTGTAAACTGGAACGCTGCTCCTGGTGTTGTCTGTGTGAATGTTGGTTTGCCTGTTACTCCAGTCCATGATGAAGTCACTCCATTAATAGTTACATTATTAGATCCCATCCCTGGCGATAAGTTACCAGAAGCGGTTACTCCTGATCCAGTTGCTGAGTATTGATATCCTGTTGCGTAGTCCATCGAGTTGATGGTCTCTGTTATCTTTTGGGTCGTTTCTGTGTGGCTCGTCATCGATCCCTGAGTGAAATTCGGGACCACGGGGACCGCCAGGGCAGTTGCAGGTATGACACTTGCAACCACCGCAGACATCACAGACCAACGAATCATAGTATTCATTATCCATTTCCTCAGTCAATAACAGTAATCTCAGAAACGAATTGGCCAGTAGCAGTAGTACCTGCTCCTCCACCAGTCACCGTAAGAACACCAGCACTGGTTACAGTACCTGCTAGAGAACCAGCAGAACCAGCAGTGTAAGAAGTTACATTACTGAAGTTAGGAACATCTCCTACTGTAGGAGCAGAAGTTGGAACTGCATCAGCCTGTGTGTATGACTGACTAAATGAGAAAGCAGAACCTGCAGTATCTTGAGTAGCGGTGATAGCACCAGGAGAATAGACTCCTGACGTAATGGTGCCAGCAGATACAGCATGTGCTGTGGTGCCGTCTGTAGTATCTATATTACTACCAGAGATACTAAATGAGGAACCAATCCTGGTTGCCTGAGATCTAGCAGCATCAACTGTAAGTTGAACACTTGAAGCATGTTTGGACACTAGTCCACCTGCATTTGCCGCACTTGCGGTCACTAATAGCATAACGATAGGTAAAAATTTAGTCATTTTTTCCATCGAATTTTGTCCTTATACTATGTAGGTGAGGTATTCCTTACATAGAGGTACGGAATATCACACATCGTATTAAACTAGAAACTTGTTAAATACTATTGGTTGCCTTCGGGGACCACAAAATACAATCTCGCTTTATAAGGAGAAGTTACATGGACCTTACTAGATGGACATCGAAAGATGTTGATAAAATTTTTGATGCTGCAAACAGATACAGCGTTGGACTAGATGATATCTTCTATCGATTGCATTCATATGGATCGAATCAACCTGGTGGACAATATCCTCCATACAATATCGTCAAAGAATCAAATGTTAAATGGCGTATTGAAATTGCACTTGCTGGATGGGCACCAGAAGATGTTGAAGTAACTACTGAGTCAAATGTACTCTTAGTAAAATCTGTTGCACCTAAGAATGATGGTGAAGAAGAATATATGCATCGGGGATTATCTTCACGCACGTTTGCTAGGGGATTCAACCTTTCGGATGATGTCGAAGTTGGCACAGTCAGTTTTAATAATGGACTTCTTGTGGTAGAATTACGGAGAATCATTCCTGATCATCAGAAACGAAAGGTTTATGAAATCCAAAATCCTACACTACCTGAAAGCAATGGTGATGCATCCAGCGACACACTTTAATGTGATGTCTATTGGAGTATTGATTATGATAGGAGTACTCCATAACCATGCTCACTACGCAATGAATATGGATGCAGATAGTTATGTGAGGCAGTGGTGTAGATCATCAGCAGAAAACAAAAAGACCTGCGTCCGCTATGGTGGAAACATGGACTACTAGTCAGCATATATAATGTACAACCAAAGAGACCTTGCGGGGTCTCTTTTTGTTTGGAGTACACTATGAATGTTTATGTAAACTTAAAACCGAATACTTATGATGGTGATACCGATCTCTTGACAGTAGAAGTGCCTGCATCTTATACTGAAGAACTTATGAGATACGTCAGACCTATCGCAGAACAAAAGAATATCGACGAATCCAAAATCCTTAAGGATATTATTAAGGAAGCAGTAAACGAAATTGAAAGGAGGAATTATGAGCGTAAGAATCGTAAGAACAAGAAGTAATGAAGATGTGATTTGTGACCTCTATGAAGTTACAACACAGGAAGAACCAGATAAAGCAGTAGGATTTCAAATGAAAAATCCTTACTCGGTCTGGATTTCTGCACCTAAAACATCTACAGTCGTAGAGCAAACTGAGGATGAAGTTACTGCTAAAATCAGTGAACCATCTATCAACTTTGAACCTTGGGCACCTTTGTCCAAAACCAAAGATATCATGATGAAACTGGACGAGATTGTCACAGTTTATGAAACTCATGAAGAAATTGAAACCAAGTACAACCAACTGATTGAGGCAGAAAATGGAACAGCAGTCGATTAAGTTAGTTCTATTGAGAGAACGAAAAGAATATCTTATCGGTAGTATTACCGAATTAGATGAAGAACCAAGTCTCTTGATTGAGAAGTGTATGGAAGTCACTGAAGATGGAACCCTTAAGAAGTTCCCTCTTCATGCAGAGCAACGTGATTTGTTCTTGACATCCGAGTGTGTTTTGACTATACTGGATCCAAGTCCTGATGTGCTGGAGACATACAAAAACGCATGAGTTCGTTTTACACCAACATTCAACTCGCTGGTGATACAATCTTGTATAGGGGATATGAAGACGGACAACCCGTCTCATATCGAACAAACTTTTCCCCAACATTGTATATTCTTTCACGTAAAGAAGAAGAGTTTAAAACCCTAGAGGGTAAGAATGTATCACCCGTCCAGTTTCAGACTTCTAGAGAAGCACGAAACTTTATTCAACAATACGATGGCGTTGAGGGGTTTGAAGTTCATGGTTATGAACGATTTGTATATCAATATATTCGTCGTGAGTTTCCTGGCGAAGTTAATTATGACATCAGTCAGATGAAAATCTTTGCATTGGATATTGAGGTCCAATGTGAGAATGGATTCCCTGATGCAGAAGCAGCAGCAGAAGAAATGCTATCCATCACCATTAAAGATATGGTGACAAAGCAGTATTATAGTTGGGCAACTCGGGAGTTTGAAGCACCAGAAGGAGTTGAGACACATATCTTCTGGACAGAACATGAAATGCTAAACCATTTTATTAATTGGTGGGTGCAAAATACTCCAGATATTCTGACGGGTTGGAACGTAAATCTATATGATGTTCCATACATTGCTCGTCGGATTAGTCGTGTGCTTGGTGAGAAGTGGATGAAGAGTCTGTCTCCTTGGAATCGTGCTAATGAAAGAGAGGTTTATGTTAAGGGACGTAGAAATATTGCTTATGATATCTCTGGGGTCAACATTCTTGACTATCTTGATCTTTATCGTAAGTTTACATATACAAACCAAGAATCTTATCGCCTAGATCATATTGCTTTTGTGGAACTAGGGCAAAGAAAACTTGATCACTCTGAGTATGAAAACTTCAAGGACTTCTATACCAGTGATTGGCAGAAGTTTATGGAGTACAACATCCAAGACGTTGAACTGATTGACAGATTGGAAGACAAGATGAAGTTGCTTGAACTTGCCATCACGATGAGTTACGATGCCAAGGTCAACTTTGAAGATGTGTATAGTCAGGTCCGTATGTGGGACACGATGATCTATAACTATCTTACAGATAGGAAAGCAGTTGTTCCAGCAAGAAAGGGTGCTAAGAAAGATGAAAAATATGCGGGGGCATATGTTAAGGAACCGATTCCAGGAAAGTATAATTGGGTTGTGTCTTTTGACCTTAACTCTCTGTACCCTCATCTTATTATGCAGTACAACATCTCGCCAGAAACGTTACTTGAGGCAAGACATCCAACAGCAACTGTTGATAAGATACTTAATAAGGAACTAGATATTGGTGGGGAATATTGTGTATGTGCGAACGGTGCTCAGTACCGTAAAGATATACTTGGGTTCCTACCAGAAATGATGCAGAAAATCTATGATGAACGGACCATATACAAGAAGAGAATGCTTAAGTCTAAGCAAGCTCTTGAACATGCCACCACACCTGCAGAGACCACATCATTACAAAAGGATATTTCAAAATTTAACAATATCCAAATGGCAAGAAAAATCCAACTCAACTCTGCCTATGGTGCCATCGGAAACCAATACTTCAGATATTACAATCTGGCAAATGCTGAGGCAATTACCCTCTCGGGTCAAGTCTCGATTAGGTGGATTGAGAGCAAAGTAAATGCCTACTTAAACAAATTACTTAAAACAGAGGACCACGATTATGTTATTGCTTCCGATACTGACAGCATCTATATCTGTCTTGATCTACTCGTTAGTTCTGTATTTGATGTACAGGAGGTTTCGCAAGAGAAGATTGTCAATTTTCTCGACTCTGCCTGTAAGAGTAGAATCGAACCATTCATCGAACAGTCGTATCAGGAACTAGCAGATTACGTTAGTGCTTATGACCAGAAGATGGTCATGAAGCGAGAGAACATTGCTAGCACAGGTATATGGACTGCTAAGAAGAGATACATTCTTAATGTCTGGGATAGTGAGGGTGTTCGTTATGAGAAACCCAAACTAAAAATCATGGGATTGGAGGCAGTTAAGTCATCTACTCCTGGTGCATGTCGTACTGCGATTAAAGAATGCATGACAGTTATTGTCAATGAGACTGAAGAAGCAGCACAGAAATATATCTCTGACTTCAGAGACAAATTTTCTTCGTTGCCAGTTGAAGACATTTCATTTCCAAGGGGATGTAATGGAATAAATAAATGGTCTAATCCAGCAACGATCTATAGTAAAGGCACACCGATTCATGTGCGTGGTGCGTTGCTTTATAACTTCCATAACAAGAAGAACAAACTAACTCATAAGTATCCGTTGATACAAGATGGGGATAAACTAAAGTTTGTTTACTTGAAGACTCCTAACAAGATCGGTGAAAATGTTATTAGTTATTTGAATACATTTCCCAAAGAGTTGAATCTTGACAAACAGGTAGACTATGACCTACAATTCTCTAAGTCTTTCCTAGACCCTATCAACGTTATTATGGATACGATTGGATGGAAATCAGAAAAAATAGCATCGCTGGAGTTTTTATTCGGATGAAACAGACAAAGTTTATGGTAACCTATCAGAAAGCATTCGGTGCTGGTGCTGCCAGAGAAGAAAAACTTTTTGATGAACTGACAGATGCTCAATGGTTTGAGCGTGCTATGAAACGATCACAACACATCACAACATTATTAGAGGTTAAAGAGTGAATTTTCTTAAAGACGTAGTAAAGGAGATCGGTAATGAGTATGCAGGATTGGTCAGTGACGGTGTTGCTGCAGGTGACACCAGTGGTTTCATTGATACTGGCAGTCATATCTTTAACGCTTTGGTATCTGGGAGTATCTACGGAGGTGTTCCTGGAAACAAGATTACGGCCATTGCAGGCGAGTCGTCTACTGGCAAAACTTTCTTTTGCCTTGGCATTGTACAGCATTTTCTCGACAGTAATCCTGACGCAGGTGTAATCTACTTTGAATCTGAGTCTGCTATCTCTCGTCAGATGATTGAGGATAGGGGTATTGATTCTAATCGCATGATGATTGTTCCTGTTGCAACCATTGAAGAGTTTCGTACCCAGTCTTGTCGTATCCTTGACAAGTACATGGAGCAGAAAGAGGATGATCGTAAACCTTTGATGTTCGTTCTAGACTCCTTAGGTATGCTTGCCAGCAATAAGGAGGTTGAGGATGTTGCGAATGATAAGCAGGTCAGGGACATGACTAAGAGTCAGTTGATTAAGGGTGCCTTCAGGGTCCTTACACTCAAACTTGGTAAGGCAAACGTGCCTATGCTGGTCACCAACCATACTTACGATGTGATTGGTTCTTATGTTCCTATGAAAGAGATGGGTGGTGGTAGTGGTCTGAAGTATGCATCTTCTACTATCATCTATCTGTCTAAGAAGAAAGAGAAGGACGGTACAGATATTGTCGGTAACATTATCAAATGCAAAGCACAGAAGTCTCGTCTGACCAAAGAAAATAGTCAGATTGAAACTCGTCTTTACTATGATCGTGGTCTTGACAAATACTATGGACTGCTAGAACTTGGTGAGAAGTATGGAATGTGGAAGAATGTTGCTGGTCGCTATGAAATGAATGGTAAGAAAGTCTATGCTAAGGCAATCTTGAAAAATCCTGAGACATACTTCACAGACGAAGTAATGCAAGCACTCGATGAAGCAGCAGCAAAGGAGTTCCGTTATGGCAGCTAAACTTGTAGACTATATTAAAACCTACAATGGTTTAGTTGATGAGGAGTTCTGTAGAACTGTCATTAAAACTTTTAGTGAAACCAAGGGGGAGTACATTGATAGAGATCAGCGACCTTCCTTCACAGAATTAAATATATCTCGTCGCTTCTTAGATAAGGATCCCAACTGGATTGATATTCAAAATACTTTGACCAAGACATTCATTGATGCAGTTGAACTGTATATGTCTGACCTGGACTTAGGTCCAGACTTTCCTGAAAAGTATGCATTTGAGGAACATCGTCTTAAGATGTATCAATCTAATGCATATGATCAGTTTAAAGATCATGTTGATGTTGGGGATTACAAGTCTGCTAGGAGATTTTTAGTCTGTTTCATGTACTTGAATACGGTGTCTGAAGGAGGAGAAACTTCTTTTCCCAAACTAGACTACCAAATTGCTCCAGAGTGTGCTAAGATACTAGTGTTCCCTGCTACCTGGCAGTGGAGGCACGCAGGTCTTCCTACGGTCTCTGAGAACAAGTACATCGTTGGAACCTACCTGCACTACGTTTAATGAATCTAGAAGTAACTATTCTCAGTAACCTCATTTACAATGAAAGGTATACACGCAAGGTACTTCCTTTCATCAAGTCAGACTACTTCACTGCTCGGGAACATAAGATTATCTTCTTAGAGATTCATGAGTACATTAGTCAATATGATGCGTGCCCCAGTCTGAATGCAATTGGTATAGAATGTCAGGAACGAACTGACCTCACTGAAGACCAGTTCAAAGAAATTATTCAGGTATTGAATGTCCTTTCCGATGATCCCGCAGACCACGATTGGCTCGTTGATACTACAGAAAAGTGGTGTCAAGAGCGTGCGATCTACCTATCTCTTATGGAGAGTGTCAAGATTGCTGACGGACAAGACGCCAAGAAAGATAAGGGTGCTATTCCTTCTATTCTTTCGGAAGCACTTGGAGTATCGTTCGATCAACATGTAGGACATGATTATGTCTCGGATGCAGAAGAACGCTATGAATTCTATCATCGCAAAGAAAATAAGATACCTTTTGATCTCTCGCTCTTCAACAAAATCACAAAGGGTGGACTACCTAACAAGACTCTTAATATTGCACTAGCTGGTACTGGTGTAGGTAAGAGTTTGTTTATGTGTCATGTTGCTGCTGGAGCATTACTACAAGGCAAGAATGTCTTATACATCACATTGGAGATGGCAGAAGAGAAGATTGCTGAACGCATTGACGCAAATCTTCTCAACATTCCAATCCAACAACTCGGTGATCTTCCGAAAGTAATGTTCGATAAGAAGATTGCAAGTCTTGCTAAGAAAACTCAAGGCAAGTTAATCATCAAAGAATACCCTACGGCATCTGCACATGTGGGACATTTTAAATCTCTTGTTAGTGATCTTGCTCTTAAGCGGAGCATTAAACCCGATATTATCTTTATTGATTACCTTAACATATGTGCTTCCCAGAGGTATAAAGGAAGCATCGTCAACTCCTACACCTACGTCAAAGCAATCGCAGAAGAACTTAGGGGTTTTGCTTGTGAGTGCGATGTTCCTATCATCTCTGCTACGCAGACCACTCGTTCAGGTTTTGGTAGCACTGATGTTGACCTTACTGATACTTCTGAATCCTTTGGTCTCCCTGCTACTGCTGATCTTATGTTCGCCCTTATTTCTACAGAAGAGTTGGAGGGAATGAATCAGATTATGGTCAAGCAGTTGAAGAATAGATACAATGATACGAACTCATTTAAGAGATTCTGTATAGGTATTGACAGAGCGAAGATGAAGTTGTATGATGTTGAGGAATCTGCACAAGACGACCTTGTTGACTCTGGACAAGGAACCGAAACCCAACAGATTGATTTAGTTAAAAAGTTCACTTCCAAAAAAACATTCCAAGATCTTAAGTATGATTGATTTTATTAAGTATGCCCAATTTGTATCGGCGGTCACGTCGCAAGAGAGTAAAAATTATACTGACTTTGCCAACCGAATCTTTGAACTTGCAGAAGACGGAGTTCCAACCGAGCGACTGCTTACTGCTTCTGTAGGTCTTTGTGCAGAGTCTGGTGAGTTTACTGAGATTGTAAAGAAGATGGTCTTCCAAGGGAAACCTGCTAGTGAAGAAAACTTCTATCATATGAAGCGTGAACTAGGTGACATTATGTGGTACTTCATGCAAGCATGTCTGGCACTTGATGTTTCTCCTGAAGAAATTATTGAAATGAATGTAGAGAAACTAAAAGCACGCTACCCTGGTGGTGAGTTTGATGTTCATTATTCTGAAAACCGTAAGAAAGGAGATCTCTGATGGATGGTGCAGTACACGCTTGGCATTCTATGAGTTATGTGGAGGGGTTCTTCTTCTCCGTCTGGATCTTAGGAATGTATTATGTCAAACTAAAAATGGATAAGAGGTTTGGACGATGAATTTTACACAAGATGATCTTTGGAATCAGATTGCAACTCTCGGTTGGAATGTCAGAGATGACAATATTGTAATCGAGATTGGTGGTACACAGGTATCTGGTATCTACCAAGGTGAAAACTACAACAAGAAGTGGGCAGCCCAATATGGGGATCGTAAGTATAACAAAGATGCATTCATTGTTATCAAGAACCTCTCACGAAACGACGACACAAAATCACAACCTATGGATAGGGAGCACGCACCACATCATGGAACCCCAACTACCGCAACGACAACCCGAGACACCTCAACAGAAGAGGAAGTTTCGTCAGACAGTAGTACAGATACAACTGAATAACATTTGTCAATGTCTAAGTGGCAAATGGTATAGAACTCATTATTGGGATCCTGAAGGAAACCGATCTGATAGATTTGTAATTGAGTTTCCCCCAGAAGAGTTTAACGACGTCTGATGTATAGCCTTTGGATTCACATACGAGCATTCGTTTCTGTTGTAGTGGTGAGTTGTGCTCACCCTGTCAACTGGGAGCAGTGTGTTCGTGTGGACCAATGGTTATTGCCTGAAGTTGTCCAAGGTTATAAACTATGGACAGGACAGGAAAAAATCTATCAAAACGAAAAGCAGTATCTAAATAGTCTGGAAGACTTAGAAGAGTAGAATGACAGTCGCATCAGATCTCAAAGACAACTTAGGTAAGGTCTTTAAGGATTCTTATAGTCTTGAAAAATTTTTCAAATCTGTATCTGCATCTGGAGATAAAGAGATTGATACTTGGGATTCAACATCTACAGAAATGGTGAAGATGCCTTCTGGCAGTACGCTAGGTTTGATTCCACGCATCAAAGTAAAGACCGAAAGAAATTGGTTACGTGGAAAGATTAAAGAATTTGTTGAAGAGAATCAAGAAAATATTATTACTAATATTCGAGAAGTTCTAAAACTCGAAGGAGTATGGGAGTGGAGCTTTGAAGAAAAAGTTATTGGTAGTTTGTCTGGATTACAATCCTATGTTATCAGTGGCGCTAGGGAAGGAAAAAAACCCACTATCAGGATTATATTTGCATCTAAAGGTCTTTCTAATGGTGCTGGTGGTAAGAGAGAAGATCCTCATGAACTGATGACTGCATGTTTGATTCTTTCAAAAACGAAGGTTGATCTCAATGGTATTAATGGCAAGAAAGATGGTGAAAGATATGGTGCATACAAAGCAATTGTAGATAAGTTGGTAACAATAGCACCTAAGATTGTTGGTGCTGCAGGATTATCAGGATTTTATATTGACCCTAAGACTAAACAAGAACCTGATCTTATTAACTTAGCAAAGGCAGTCTCTGTATCAAACTATGTGATTGATTTAATTGGTAATGCTAAGGTAGATGCAGTTTGGCAGACAGGAACAAAGTGGGCACAGGAGATTAAAAAATATGATGTTGGACCAAGCACGATTAAAAATTACAACTCTTCTGATATCATTGTAAAATTTACTACTGCTGGAAAGGATGGTGCTACCCATTACTGGGGATTGTCACTTAAGAAAGCAGGTATCAAAGATCCAGAACCAACACTATTAAACAAACCTGCATTTGGTTCAAAGGGATTTATTGAGAAGAAAATGAAACCTGCTGATGTAAAGAAAGTTGAGGATGCTAAGAAGAAATTTTTTGTTGGTGCTTTAAAAATTAAAACAGGAACAACATCTATCAAGAATAAGAAGATTGATAGTATGCCAATTAAAGAAGTATTGAAAAATGCAAACAATCTTTTCACTGATACGAACGAGAAGGCTGAGATGCTAACGGGACGTGGTAAATACCAACCCAATAAGAATATCTATTTTGAAGAAAT